GACTCCGCCCCCAACTTCCCAAGCGAAACGGAGATCGCAACGGTAGACATCACTACAGGAATAGAGGGGGACGACACCACGATCACTAGCTGGACGCCGGGGACCGACAACTTCCTGCGGGCCAAGATAACGGCAATCCACTCTGGTACGGCGGCAAAGAACGTGGCCTGTGCCTTCTACTACGAAGTGACGTTGCACGCATGACCCTTTACAACAAGCAAGCCCTCGCCGGCCCCATTAGAGTCCACCCCCATGACCGCTTCATACGCTGCCGGATTAGCGGGGTCGTCTTCACTGGTGACGCGGCAGGCGCTTTGTGGCACGGCTGTAGGGGCGCTGCCGACTTCTCAGGCCTAAAGAGAATCGGGATGGCGCGGATGTTCGGGCGCAACGACTTCAAGGGCTCGGCGTGGCCGAAGGGCGATGAGATGGACAGGATACTCGACTCGCTGAACCAGCACGATATGTTGCGGGCCATGCTGGGTACGGGGCCGGTGGCCGAGCGGTGCAAGGCTATTATCCTGACTTCCTACCATCCCGACAACTCGTGGGTTCCCGTCATCAAGATGCTCGACTCCGAGTTCGGGGAGGATGCGGTACGGGCTACTTGGGAAAGTGTCGGCATCCCCGAAATCACAGACAAGTTCAACTGGACGAAAGGTGAAATTAGTGCTGGACAGGCTGACCCCCGACTTCGCTAACAAGTCCTACCGCTACCGTCTCATCGACGGCACGGAGGGGACGCTAGACCTCTCGGTACTTCCCCAGCCGAAGGTGGAGGGCGACCTGCAAGAGCTAGAAGCATTAGTGGAGGCGCTATTCGCCGCCGAGTTCCCCAACGAGGGTATCCGGGTCTACATCGGCAACCCCTACTATCGGGGGTCGTGGATCGTTGGCCGCTGGGAAGGAAATCACTTCCACGATGTCAGTTAGGAGCTTCCAGGGAGCGGAGATATACAACATCAACGCGGAGTTCTCGGGTAGTGGCCGCACCACCACTATAGTCCGGGACACGGCGGTTAAGGTGACGGGTGTGGCCTCGTGGAGGCTAAACTCGAACGTCTTTGACTACTTCTCGACAGGTAAGACCAAAGCCGCCACCGACGTTATCGCGGCGTGTTCGATGCATTTTAGGCTGGATGGCGGCCCAGTGGGACTTGTTTACCGTATCTGCACCGCAGGGGACAATGGTGGTAACGCTGGCCGGTGGTATCTAGGACACGAGGAGAGGCAGCTTAAAATCTACAAAAGCGATGGCACGGTACAGGCGACGGGGACAACCCTCAGCAACAACACCTGGTATCACATTCTCCTCATAGACGACGGGACGACAGCCTACGTCTACCTCGACGGCAACACAACCGCCGACGCAAGTTGGGTTCACAGCCAGGGCGCGTGGAACAACAAGCAGTGGGGGCCGAGCAGCATACAGACTGTCGGTAAGGCTTTGCTCTTGTCCCACTGGTTCGATGACGTGGTGTGCTTCGACGACCAGGACGGGCGGATGGACTGGCTCACCCCTTCCGGCTGGGATGGGGACACCTCCTGGCGGGTAGAACGGGGTACGCCTAACGCGGACGTGGCGACTGGCTTCACCCCATCGACGGCGGGGAGTCATTACGTTCTGGTTGACGAAGACGCTCCCGACACTTCTGATTATGTCTGGATGCCTATTGGTAACAGTGCGGATCATAACGCTCGTGAGGATGGCACGGACTACGAGATTCCTATTGCTGGGGCCAAATGGGGTTGGACGCATGACACCACCCCCGCAGGCAACGAGTGGACGGACGCCATCTATGACGATCTCTCACACGGTTTCGAGGATACGACAGACTCCGTGAAGGAGATGATGGGCCTTCTAAGCACGTCTGACTTCACGATGGGCTCAGAGCATATTCGGGCGGTGCGCTATCTTTATCACGCAGAGACAGTAGTTAGCGAGTGGCGCCTATACCACTGGGGGGACACGGTGCTGATTGGGCCGGACGATCCGGCAGCACCACCAGCGGGCCAGCGCCGCCGTGGTGTATTAGTCTGACAAAGGTTAGTAGCCAGAAGGAGGTAGTCATGGAGAACGAAGCACTTATAGGACTAGCCGGTGCAGGCATAGTCTGGTCATTGGTGGGCGTCATTAGACGGACGTTCACTGTACCAGATCGGTTTACACCTCTCCTGGCTCTGGCTACTGGTATAGCCTGGAACGTGGGCCTCAAGGGAGCCGAGGTCTCGGACGCTACCTGGGGCGTCGCAATCATCTTTGGTGTGCTGGGTGGTCTAGCTGCTACAGGTTTTGAAAGCGGCAAGAAGAATGTGGTGGATGGTTAGAGTGTTCCAAGCGTTCAAGACGCATAAGGACAATCCTGGTCCTCAGGGCACTGAGCCACCTCCACTGGAGGGCGACGACCCATTTGCGGGGATGCACGCCTCACTGTGGAGATTCCTGCTACATCTGGACAAGCGGCAGGCCATCACTGATGAGCGTGTGCTATTCCTTCTAAGGTACATAATGCCTATCATCATTGGCATCGAGCTACTCATCCTAGGCTACCTCATAGGAGGGTAACTATGCAGATACAGCCAGGTCTAACTTTGCTCACAAGGACTGATTGGGGGGCTAACCAAACCATCCCTCGCCTTGGTGTTGCAGTGGCAAGGAGTGATCGCACCGAGGCCATCATTCACCATACGGTCATAGTTGACTCGGATGCCACCAGGAACCTCTGGACTAACTTGGCCGAGGTCAAGGCCAAGATGAGGCAGTTGCAGACCATACGCCCTGACCTTGGTATGGACGTGCCTTACAACTTCGTAATGTTCCTGATGGAGAATGGTACCATCATTGTCTGTGAGGGTCGTGGCCTGGACCGCAGGGGGGCCCACACCAAGTACCACAATAGGACAGGCCTGGCGACGGCCCTCCAGGGCAACTTCATGCTACCCACCCGAGGGGGCCTATCTCCATTCATACCTGCTATGTCCCGCTGGTGGGGCTGGCTCAGGTATGATATGAAGTTGGTGAACCTGGGCAGCAAGCACCCCGTGGGTAGGATTGCCTTTGGTCATGTAGACCTCTCAGCTACAGCCTGTCCTGGCGACAACCTGTATGACATCATCCCACAGCTCACTTTCAAGGTAGCACCGATAGAGGAGGAAGACATGACGCCACAGGAAGTACGTGACATCGTGCGTGCGATGAAGTTCCACTCAGAGGACAGGGATGGGAACCAGCAGGAGAGCGTGACCACTATCAGCAAGTGGTTCGGTGTTCTCAAGGAACATCAGAAGGATGAGGGTAAGCACGGGGGCGGCTACACGAACGCTCAGGCGGTCAAGGCCGTCAAGGACAAGCTGTAGATGGGGAGACCGTGGTCTACATCGGCTGGGGGTTCGCAGGCCTGTTCGCATTTGGAGGCGTAGCCTTCCTAGCTTGGATGGCCTACTCTAGCCCCAATAAGGACTGACCGGAGCATTGAACGGAGTGTGAATCTCAGGGCAGATGTGGGCCAGTTCAGGTGGTAGGTCCACTCTGCCTTCTATCAGGATTGAGTCGTGGACCTGCAAGGCCTGGTCCATGCCCAGCTTCTCTAACTCCAGCATTATCCTCTTAATGATCTCCGCTGCACCACTCTGGGTGGGGTAGCAGATGCGACAGTTAACCTTGTGCTTCCAAGTGGTGTAGATTTCGTTAGGCAACCTACACCTTCTGCCATAGAGGTTCTCAATCCACTCCTCCCCTTCCTCCTGACTCTTCATCCACTCATGGGCTACTGGGTAGGTCTCCCTCCAGGTATTATCATGCGCCCTGCATACCTCTTCTGGCAGCTTGGTGTACGCGGCCAGAGACTTGATGACCGCATAGAATATCTTGGCGAAGTTAAAGACCTTGGCCCTTCTCCTCATCTGCTTGTCTTTAGGGTCAGTACCGGGCCAGAGAGCCTCCTGCGTAGTGGCGTGTATGTCTGAGCCATCCTTGTAGGCCTGTAACATCACGGGGTCCTTGGTGATGTAGGCAAACAGCCTCAACTCAATCTGGCTCAGATCGAAGTCCGTCCATAGACCTGTATCAGGAGCGAAGATTTCCCTGATACGCTCAGGTATGTTCTGTAGGTGGAAGTCGTAGGCACTGAGCCTAGCTGTACTAAGGTCCATACGGTAGTGATTGTAGACCCTTGCTAGGATGTGGGCCACTCTCTCCTCATCGAAGCCCATCCAAGGCTCCAGGAAGTTATTTTTCAGAGTACTATACTCACGGAACTTGAGGACCGTCACAGCCAGAGGGTCGGTGAGTTGGCTGAGTATGGCTTCACCTGTGGCCAGTTGCTTCTTGGACTTGGTGAAGGGCAGGATGTTGCCTCTGTTCGCCAGTCCTATGCCTACCTGCTGAGGACTAGCAGGGTTGAAGCCCTCGTCTAGGCAGATGTCCTCCATCTGTAGCCTGGCACTGCTAGTCCTCTTGTACCAGTCCTCCACCAGATCGGTCCTCAGAGCGATGCCACGCCTTGACATACACATGAGGAGAGGCACTAGCTTCATATCTACCTGGTAGCAGTCCTTCATGGCCTGGGTCACGGTGTAGCTGGTAGGCTCTAAGGGGTCACAGCCGTCATACCAGTTGGGCTCGTAGCTCCAAGTGTGAGCATCGGCACTCCACCATGTAGGTCCGCCCATCTTGTCATACACGCGGTAGGTGGCAAGGCAGTCATCCATGCACTTCCTTGCTACCTCCGCTGTCTCCAGGTCTAGCATATTCTGGCGCTCAGGCAGGATGTCCTCAATGGTATCTATCTTGAAGCCTGCATAGGCTCTGGACATATCAGCTAGGGTCCTAGAGGATAAGGCCTGTATGTGAGCCATAGTGGAGATGTCGGCCAGTCGTCCATGCCCTAGCCAGCTCGGCAGACGCGCCTCCTGCACGATAGCATCTAGCCAGGCTCCTCCACCCTGCTCCCCATCAGCCCGGTACTCTGTCATAGCGTACAAGTCGTACAGCGCGTTACAGAACGCTTTAACAGAAGGGGATGAGAGCAGTTTCCAGCACAGATCAAGATACCTAGACTCATCAGGTAGTATCGGGAAGTAGACGGCTTCCCTGGCATTGAGTCCTATGCCTATGCCAATGCAGGTGCGGTCCTTCAGGGAGATGGTCTCGGTGTCAATGGATATGACAAGTGGAGACTCGGACTTGAGGCGCTCTACAAGCTGCTCCTCGTTGTAGTCGTGGGGGCCGATGTAGGCTATGTTAAACAAGGACTACTGCCTCACCGTCCCACTTGTACTCCGGCTTGTAGTTGCAGTCGGGACACGCCACCTCCTCATGGTCCCACTCGGCATACTCTATGTTCAGGATGTCTTCACCTTTCGTGAGCTCCTCTTGGTAGATGCGATAGAACCATAACGTTTCGCCACACTTGGGGCAAGGTACGTTACCCTCGTCCTCTGGGTCAGGCATCACGTTCCAACTTAAATGCCGTGAGGTACATGGCCAGTTCTAGCACCCTGTCGATGGCCTCATCGTGGGTTACAAAGAAGGGAGCCTCATACTTGCGCTCCTCCAATCTCTCCTTGAGTTTGTCTACTACGGTTCGGCGCTTCAAGGATGTCACTGCCTTACTACCTTTCCATATGTGGCGTTGTTCTTCTCGAACCTTTTCTTGTCGGTGATAAGAACATCATAGTCTGCGACCTTGAACTGTAGGAAACCATGGGCTTGTAGCACACTCCTAAATGTGCCAGGCATGAAGGAGATCAGTTCGTGCAGGAGCTTGACCATGTTCTCCGCGTCACACCAGGCCATGATCTCGTGAGGAGTCTTAGTGGGTGGTAGACTACAGGCTTGCTGCTTTGTTGGAGGCACTCCACCTGGGAAGACCTCAGCCTTACGCTTACGAGCCTTCTTGGTCATCCAGCTTCTCCACTAGGAAGACCAGCACTGTGGGTGCGCCATGTTCCACCACCCTCACTCCTACTATCTTCTCGTCAGCGTCAATTCGATAAGGCCCCTGGAGGTACTTCCTAACGAGAGTCTCCTCTAGTGCAACCTCTCGCTGTCCTTGTCTAAGTGCCATCACTCCCGCTCTCCTTGCATTAGTTGGGACATAGTTTCTCGGTGGTGGTCCTCACCTAGCTTTATGATTTCGTCCCAGCTAAAGCCTAGCTGGTTCGTTAGTAGCCTTAGCTGCAACGTTATATCTGCGGCCGCTAATTTGGCCTCGGCACGGTAGGCGCTTTTGGTCCTTTCGTCACGTCGTTCACTATCCTCGCAGAAGGCTATACGGTATACTGCCCTTGAGAGGTCTCCAACCTCATAGCTAAGACAGAGTGCCATGTGGTCCTTGCTAAAGAATGTACCTTGCGCTATCTGCGCCCTCCGCCTGATTTCGACTATATCCTCCATCTCATCTTCTTTCCGAAGATGAGTACATCCTCATCCTCTACTACCTTGAAACCTTTGGACTTCATCAACTTTTGCTGGGCTATCCCTGGTGGCTTCCACTTGAACCACTCCAGCAACTCCAGTCCGGCCCTATTCGCCTGCTTTATGATGCCAGTCGAGAGGAATTGCCTGACGCCTGCCTTCATGGCGTCCTTCACGATGAAGGCGACCTTAGCTTCGGGTGTCAGCCTAGTCACCATGCGTTGGTATACCAGGCCCATCGCCTGCTTGAAGTAGAACGGGTTGAGGCGGCCGAGGTTCTGAGAGGAGGCATCCTTACCTGTGTACTGGGACAGGGCTCCAGCCTTGGCTGATCGTCCAATGCCCTCCTTTAGTCCGGTCTGCCCACTAAGCAGGGAAGAGTAGGGAGGGCTGGTTATAACCGCATCGCAGAGGAAGTCCAGGTCTTGCAACTTCTGCCGACAGTCTCCTTCCTTTATGAAGACACGTCCTGGCCCCTTGACCTCACCTATCACAGGTAGCTGCACTCCCTCCTTCCACATTGTCTCTGTCTCCTCAAGGAGGCTGATGAAGTGTGGCTCGATCTCTATTAGGACAACGTTGCGTCCGTAGAGAGCGGCTATCAGTAGCGTGCCTGTGCCACCGAAGGGGTCCAGTATGGTGTCCCCTGGCTCAGTCAGGTACTTGATTAGCTCCTCGACAAGGTACATATTGGCCTTAGCAGGATGCTCAAAGACTCGGTCCGGGAACAGCTTCCTGCGCCATTCCACGTCTCTAGGAAAGAGGATGAGGTCCATCTTCCCTTCATGCACCCGTTCGTACTGCTCGGCAAACACCTTAGGCATTACCACGTCCTTCCCTTGATGTAGTGTCCTCCATCCTGCTCAGAGAACCACATTAGTAGCTTGAGGCGTCCATAGACATATGGACTAGGCCACAGATAGAACCATTTGGATGTTATCATACGTCTGGCCTTCCTACTCCTCTCAGAAACTTAATGGCTACAGCCTTGCCCACTCCCTCCACAGACGCCAGCATTTCAGGAGTGGCGGTGGCTACATTGTACACGGTGCCGAACCTCTTGATGAGAGCCTCAGCCCTGACTGCTCCTATCCCCAAGTGTCCTCCCATGCCCATGAGCCGTTGAACCATGGGATTGGGATGGAAGGTGATGTCCTTGAGATAGCGATGGAAGGTGTTGTGGCCCTCCTTCTGATCGGCCTTGTAGAAGGAGGCCAGCATATTCAAGGTGGACCCGTAGGTGGGAGTCTGGTACACCTCTATGTACTTGCCCACTTCGTAGAGCCAGGCATATACTCCTTTCATCGGGCCTAGGAAGTAGGACTTCCCCGCATAGAACAGATGACGCTTACCCTTGGTGGTCTCCTTGAATATAGTGGTGCCTGTAGGACTAGGCACTGCCACGCCTTCCACTATCAGTATGAGCCTGACACTGGGATGGGCGCTTAGTTGCCTACGCAACTGGTCCTCTATGCTGTCTAGTCCTCCCAGTAACTCGTACCAGGTCTTGCGCTCCACCTGCTGCCTGCCGTCTACACCTGTCCACAGGTAGTCAGCATAGCCATCGCTGTTGAGAGGTTGGACTGCACAGGGTATGACGGGTGACAGTGTAGGGAGGGCCTCGGCGGGCTCATGTACGTCTATGCCGAATAGCTCGCCACTAACCACTGGCTTTGTCCTCCATCCACTTAATCTTCCAGACGTGACTACCTTTCTCCTTGCACCCAGGTGCCAGGCAGTCACAATCATCACAGTACCAGCGGCCTATAGGATTCTCTATCTCAGGAGGTGGTGGGCCTATGAAGAGGCTATCGCGGTGATGTGCCACTGCCTTTACCTTCCATGAAGTCAAGTAGTTCCTCATGGCATATGCGGATTACACCTTCGCTAGGTCTACTACACTTTAGCTTGCCAGGCTTAGCCGTGGTGCCTATATACTTCTGCATTGTGGTGTAGTGGACCTTGATAAAGTCCGCGGCCTCCTTGACGGTGAGCCAGGTGCAGGACATCAGAACCACCTCCCTTCCCAGGATTGCACGGCCCTTAACGCTTCACAGTCCTCTCTATGATGGTTGGGACCGACTAGCGCCATTAGACTGACGCAGCACGGCAGCTCGACAATCGTAACCTTAGCAAGGTACGCAGTCCTTATGAACCCACTGTTGCCAGAGCTATGGACTGTCCTGATAGGGTTGTCCCAGTAACTCCTTGGTATGGTTGCAAGGAAGTCCTCAATCCCCATCGTGGTTCCTCCTATCTACTTCTATCCTATCCCCTGTCCCCATCGCAACCAGGTTAGCTATGGAGTCCCAGGTGGGATTGGCAAGCACGGTGCCCTCCATTGCCAGGCTATAGCCACACTTCTTCAACTCTCCCTTGATCTCCTTGTTCTCCTTGGTAGTGAGTATGGCTATGTCCACGAAGCGGTGAGTCTGGGCTAGACCTTCCAATATCTTCTTGCCGGTTAGGACTTGTGTTTCCCTACCTCGATCATCTGTAGGTCCTGGCACACGCTCATCCGTCAAGTGGTGAGTAGCGACTAGGTTCTTGGGTCTACCATCAGCCTGCTTGACACCTGCTCCAGTGGTATAGATGTCCCTGACGGCATCGTTGATCTTACCGTACTCTATCTGCTGTAGTTGCTCACGAGGTTTCAGGAAGCCCCCCTTGCCATCAGGTGCGGGACTACCATCAGCTAGGTAGGCGGAGTTCTGGAGCACCTCCAGGTGGGAGCTCGCCTTGCACCTCCTAGCTATCGTCATGGTGTCCACTACTATAGTGGATATGGCAGGGTCAGAGAAGGCAGCAGCCATGAGGTTGATAGAGTAGAGCCACAGCTTAGTGTTACCTACCAGTCTCATGGAGTCCAGTTGGATAGGGCTCGGTAGCTCGAAGATGGTGATATCGTGGCCATGCCACGCGGGCTCGTCGGTGCTTACACCCGATTCCTTAGCTACCTGTGGTTGGTAGGGCACAACGACTATATCGAGGTCTTTGAACAACTCCTCGTACTTACCTCCTTTGATCGCCCGCTCTATACCCATATCATAGGCAAAACCCACTATGGGCAGCGGAGCGGAATAGGCTAGTGTGGTCTTGCCGGTTGCCTCATCACCTTCAATTGAGAGTAACATCGAGTCCTTCCTCCTTTAGCTTATTAATCAGGAACATGGCAAATATGTGATAGCCCGACATATCACCAGTAGACTCTCCTAGACGACCAGCTAGACGGTTCTTCTCGTCTATGCTACCACTTAGTACCCTTGCCGCAATGTTGGGTGAAATGTTGGCCAGAGCTAACCCGCACTCAAAGCCTATGGAGAATACACCCCCAGGTGGAATCTCGGGCCTCTCAATCAACTTGTCGAATCCTGTGGCTACAAGGGTATACCCTATGCTAGCGTTCATGGGTAGATCGGTCTGCATTACTTCCCCCCTGCCACCAGCACTCTGAGCCGGCGTCGTATCTCACGGTGCAGC